AGTACACCCGAGCAATGCTGTTTGCGGAGCCCGACAGTTACGCCGGGAACGGCGTCGAGACGATGCACGATCACAGCCACGAGCACACCCACTCTGACGGTGTCACGCACGACCACGCGCACGCGCACGGCCACGACACCGCGCTGGAGATGCCCCTGAACGCAGACCCGAGCGTGCTGCGCACCCCGGCCAACTCAGATCTGCGCGGGTCGGCCGGCCAGGCGGACTCCCAGTCGGGCAGCCGTGCCTTCCGCGACTACGGCGGCAGCAAGCCGGGCGGCGCGCTGAGCAACACCGGGCAGCGGAGCATCAGCCTGGCCCGGCAGATGCCAGTGCAGCGGATGGACGACATCGTCATCTCCCGCAGCTCGGCTGGCACGGCGATCGTCCGGCACCGCCGCGGCGGCCACGATATCGGCGAGATCGGCAAGACCGACAGCGGCCAGTGGACTTCGAGGATCGGCGGCCGGGAGCTGGCTCCGCACACGCAGCAGCGCGCTGCCCTGATGGAGCTGCTCGGCATGTACAACCGCGGGTCGCTCACCCCGCAGCACGCTGCGAGCGAGCCGCTGGTTCCCCCGGCCGTGCAGACTCCGCTGATGCAGCAGTTCGGCATCCCCGCCATCGCCGCGCAGCTCGCGACCCCGACGAACGGGGCCTCGGACGGCGGCCGGACTACCAGCGCAGCCGACGACGGCCCTGACGACGACAATGACAGCTCGGCCGACAGCAATGGCAGCAAGGCAGGGCCAGGAGGCCTGACCCCCAAGGGCGTGGCCATCTACAAGAGGCTGATCGCCAAGGGCCTGAAGCCAAACCAGGCGCTCGCGATGGCCCGCCGGGCGCAGAACTTCGGGCAGAAGGCCAGCTAAGCCGATGCCAGTCGCTGTCCACACACCCTGGTACTACAAGAGCCCGGTCAAGGCTGAAGAAGCCAGTACCGGGGTTCTTCGATACCGCAAGAAGGTGCTGCCGGTCGGCGACGTGGAGTACCAGGGACGCACACTGCACTTCACTCCCGGCTATCTCAAGGGCCTGGCTGAGTCTTTCTCGGCCGGAGCCTACGACCAGGTTCCTTTCCAGCTTGCCGATGCGCAGAACACGCACACTAATGACCCTGAGCGGTTCCGGGGTCAGATCGTGTCAATGGATGCCCAGCCTGACGGGCTCTGGATTACCCTCGCGCCGACCTCGGACGGCGAAAAGGTGATTCTGGACAACCCCAAGCTAGGAGTATCGGCCAGAATTGTGGAAGACTATGCGCGAAGCGATGGCAAGTTCTTCCCCGCGGCTGTGCAGCACGTTCTCGGCACTCTCGATCCCCGCATTCCAGGCCTTGGCGGCTGGGAAGCAGTCGAGATGTCCAACAGGGAGTACACGACCATCGACCTGACCGGGGCGCGATTCTCCGGCGAGGAAGGGACAGACGACATGCCGCTTACAGACGAGCAGAATGTGCGGCTGGCGAAGCTGCTGGACATTCCGCCGGAGAAGTTCGAGCAGCTCCTGGCCGCGGTATCCGCACCGGAGCTGACCGAGGCAGAGATCCGCGATCTGATGGGCGAGCCAGCCGGGGATGCCGTGCTGACCGACGCAGAGCTGGAGGAGCTGGTGTCCGCAGCGGTCGACCTGGACGCGAGCGGACAGCTCGGGGTGCCAGTCACAGCGGGGCTCACGGCCGAGGCGCAGATGGCCATCGAGATGGCCAACGCCCGCACCGAGGCCAACGCCTACCACCTGTCCAACATCCAGCGCGAGCTGGACTCCTCGAAGTTCGACGCCGAGCGCAACCAGTTCATCAGTGACCTGGGCCTCACGCCGGTCATCATGGACCTGGCCCGGCCGCTGCTGGAGGGCACCGGCCACGTTGTGGACCTGTCCAACGGCCAGTCGGTCGATGCCGGGACGGTTATGCGCAGGGTGCTGATCGAGGTCGGCAAGACCGTCCGCATGCTCGATCTCGGCAACGAGATGGGCTCAGCGCACGACGAGCCGGACCAGGGCGGCCAGCGGATGGACAACGTCCGCAGCATCGCCGACAGGTTCAAGCAGCAGACCGGGCTCGGCTGATCCAATGACCCGCTACGTCGTGACCAAGCCAGTGGCTGTCGCAGGCTCGGGCTACACCCAGCCGCCGCGCAACCACAAGATCGGCGATGTTGTCGAGCTGAACACGGCTGAGGTCACGGCGATCGGCGCGGGGAACCTGCGGGCTGTGACAGTGGCGAATCCATATGCACAGACACGCGACCAGCTCGGCGAGGCCTTCGCCGTATCTAATTCGACGCAGTAGGAGGAATCCCCGGCTATGAGCGCCGTTCTCCCGCACTACAAGACCTCGCCAGCCAACTATCAGGTGTCCACGCTGATCTACGGCGGTCAGTTCGTGATGCCGAACAACGTGACACCTGGCACCACGGACTTCACGGTCAAGCTGGCGACCTCAGCCACCACCGCCTGCTTTGGCGTGGCTGGCGCGGACGCCAACGTGATCACCACGCAGACCGGGGCCGCGAACGCCTACGGCCAGCCGCTGATCGACATCTCCGTGCTCGGGGACTACGTCGCGGTCTACTACGGAGGCATCGACATCTGGTGCTGGTACTCCGGCCAGTGTGCACCAGGCGACAAGCTGATCATCGGTGCCACCGCCGGTACCGTGGTCACGGGTGGTGCCACTCCTGTTGCTGCCCAGATCGTCGGTATCTGCACGCAGCAGGGCGGTGTCGCTTCCGCACAGCTCACCCAGCAGATCGGCGGCCAGGGTGCGGCATCCTTCTTCCTCGGCCGCGCACGGATCATCTGAGAAAGGGCTGAGCCAACATGCCAGCAGGCGCACGCGGATATAGTGACGCTCCGCGGATTACCGTTAACGAGCTGCTCAAGGACCCGCTGGTCATCCCGGCTCTGATCCTCGACATCACGCAGAACGAGTTCATCATGGACTCCGTCCTGCGCATGGGCGGCGCAGCCCCGAGCGGCGCGGTCAGGTACTCGGAGAGCACCCCGCTGTACGCGGATGACTTCCCCGAGATCCGGCCGGAGTTCGGCGAGGTGCCGGTCGTGCCGACCTCGGTGGGCATCCCGCGAGTGGTGCTGAGCCACGAGCGCGCGATGGCCATCATGGTGTCGGACGAGATGCGGCGCAGGCAGTCCATCGACCCCGTGACCCGGCAGCTTCTGCAGGTCAAGAACACGATGGTCTACTCCTGGAACACGGCCTTCTACTCGGCGGTCGTGGCCAACAGCTCGATCCAGACGCTGGCAGTCGCCAACACCTGGGCCTCGGCTTCGGCGACGATCCGGGCGGACATCGCCCAGGCCTGCTTCCTGGTGGAGAACGCCAACGTCGTCTCCCCCTCGGGCGTCACACAGTGGCTCGGCTTCGAGGCCGACACGCTGATCATCAACCACGGCACCAAGAACACGCTGCTGCAGAGCAGCACGTTCGCCGCGCCGTACATCGGCGACATCGCGTCGGAGAACCTGCTGTACACGGGAGTGCTGCCGCAGAAGATCTTCAACCTGGACGTGCTGGTCTCCCGGCAGGTCCCGGCTGGCAACGCGATCGTCATGCAGCGCCAGCGCGCCGGGTTCTATGCCGACGAGCTGCCCTTCGTCGCTGGTCCGCTGTACAGGGACGAGCCGAAGAAGACCTGGCGCTCCGACACCCAGCGGTCCTCGGCCATTGGCCTGGACCAGCCGCTGGCCATCACGCTGCTGTCTGGAGTCTGAGTCGTGGTCGCAACAGCCACGGAGGCCAAGCCGCTGTCCGCGGCCGAGCAGAAGGTTCTCAACGACCTGCTCGGCCGCGCGCAGGCGACTGCTGCCCCCGGCGTCCGCGTTGGCACGCCCTACCAGGCACTGACCAACATCTCGCTGCCCCGGCTCAACGACCCGGATAAGCAGACCGACCTGATCACGGCCGGCAACACGGTCAACCTCACGGACGAAGAGGCTGCCCGGATCAACCGGCTGCACCCTGTGCCGGTCCTGCGCAAGGTCAGCGACACCACGGAAGCACCCAGGCGCATCACTGGGCGCATGCTGTCCGGCCGCCTGCAGGTCCCGGCCACGCCCCCTCCGGGCAGTGACATGCCACGGCCTGACCCGGCGGGCTCGACGCACATTGTGCTGAACGTGCCGGAAGGCCAGGAGCCCGAGCTGGGCTCAGAGAACATCGACGCGGTGGACATCCTGCCGCGCGGAGCGCGAACGGAGTAGCAGGTGGCCGCACCGACGATCACCAGCGCGGCCTCGGCGACTTTCACCGCCGGTACCGCCGGCACGTTCTCCGTCACCACCACCGGGTTCAACGCCGGCCAGTACGGGATCACCGCTGCTGCGGTCGAGCTGGTCAGTCCGCAGCCTGCGATTGCACCCAGCACCCAGCAGGTACTGAACAACAGCGGCGGGCCTGTTGCTGTCGTGATCACGGGCGGCACGCTGACCTTCGTCTTCGTCAACGGAGCGCAGGCTGGCACCGCGGCTGGCACGTACCTGGTCCCGGCTGGCGGCAACATCTCGATCACGTACTCAGTCGCGCCCACCTGGACCTGGTACGACGCTGACGGCTCGCCTGCGCTGCCGATCAACATGACCTTCACCGACAATGGCAGCGGCGGGGCCACGATCGCGGGCACGCCCGGAGACTCGGCCGGGATCTATCCGATCCTGATCACGGCCAACAACCTCACCCCGCCGAACGCCCTGCAGGTCTTCATCCTGACGCAGCTCAAGGCCGTACTCCCCCCGAACAAGTCGATCATCTGCCCGCGCTGCACGCTGATCACCGGGCTGTTCCTCAACATCCAGAACACCCAGTACCTGTGCCCGCGGTGTGAGTGGCGCTTCACGCTCGGCACCAAGGCTCCGACCGGCGTCACCAACGCGGGCGTGGCCGCCGGGGCGGTCGCACTGCCAATGGCCTCGGGCGGCGCTGCCTTCACCACTGGCATGGTCCTGGTCGTGGACACCGGCAACAACGCTGAGGTCACCACGGTGGTCGCACCTGGCGGTACAGGCACCTCGGTACCCGTGCAGGCGCTGGCCAAGCCGCACCTGACCGCGGCTGCCTTCGGCCAGATCTCACTGGCAGTGACATACGGCTCAACCGGCGAGGAAGCTGTCCCGGTCGCGCCTAGCTGGGGGTTCTGATGGCACTCGCGCGCTTCGTGCTCACGGCCAAGGTCACCCTGCCGGCCGACGTCGTCTCCGCCGTCGTCGCCGGGGAGCCGGGTACGGGCGGAGCGGCTGGCTTCGGCAACACCTCCGGCACCGACGCAGCTAGCCACTGGGGCGTCGGCGGCCAGCAGTGGGAGGTCGGCACCGTGATCTGGGCCGACAGCTCGGGCACGGGTGGAGCAGGCGCTCTGTACACCGCAATCGGTGCTGGCAACCTGCGAGCATTTGTGGACGGCCAGGACAACGTCGGCCACGCAGCAATCAGCAACTAGGAGCTGACCATGGCACTTGTCGCACCGGCAGTCGCCGCTACTGGCGTTGCCGTACCCAACCCAACCGGCCAGGACGCCAACGTCACCGTGACCGGCGGCACTGTCCAGTCCGTGGTCTCGGTCCCGCAGAGCCCGGCTCAGGTTGTCACGCCAGCCGTTCCCGCGAGCACGGTCACGGCGACTAACAGCAACCCGTTCTACGTGGTGGTCACGCTGACCGGTTTCACTGCCACCGTGGTCTCGGTCAACGGCTCATCGGTCGGCAACCCGGCCGCTGGCATCGTGGTCCCGCCAGGCGGCACGGTAGCCGTCACCTACACGGTCGCTGGCACATGGGCCTGGGCAGCGGCCACGGCCGGGCTCAGCGGCAACCCGATCGCCTCGCCTAGCACGATCGAGTGCCCGCCAGGCGGGTCGATCACGCTGTTCTACAGCGCAGCCCCGACCTGGGCCTGGTCTGACCCGCTGGACACCGAGGGCGCACCCTGGCCCGCGGCCGAGAACACCGTCGCGATCAGCGAGGCTGCTCAGCTCCCTTACCCGGCACACACCGAGGGCGGCCAGGCTGGCCTCGGAGACGCGGTATCGAACTGACATGCCTAGCGGAGTCACCCCGATGGTCCTGAAGGTCGACACTGCCGTGACCTGGGACAAGGCAGTGCACCGCCTGAAGAAAGGCAAGGTGGTCATGGTGTCAGGCGCAGCCATGATCGCTGCCTACGGCGGTGCGGGGAACCTGGACTCGATCCCGTCCGGCGCGTCAGCCGATGCGCTGATGGACCACGAGGCAACGAGTAACTGACATGGCCACGCTGTATGCCACGGTCGCTGACCTGAAGAGCATTCTGTCCAGCACGGACAGCGGCACGGGCACGGCAGCGGAGCTGACTGACGAGCAGCTCACCCAGGCACTGCAGGCAGGCAGCAACCGGGTCTCGATCTACGCGGGCAGCACCTTCGACTCCAGCACGCCACAGGCTGTACCACCGCCAGCCTTCAACGACCTGACGCTCGATCTCGCTGCGTTCTACGCCACGGCCACCTACATGAAGCACAAGGTGATCACCGCGCAGCACCCGATCATGATCAGGTACAAGGACGCGATGGCGCTCCTGGAGTCGGTCCGTAAGGGCGAGGTCCGGCTCGATCCCGCTGTACCTGGCTCGGTCGGAGCAGAGACCGGGACCGTGATCAACCGCATCCCGAAGATCTTCACCCACGACGACAGCAACACCAGGATCAGCCCGGTCACTGGCTACCTCGAAGTGCAGACTGCCTGGACCGGGGCGGGCTGGGAAGACCTGGACAGCGGCGGGCCGGTGTACCAGGGGTGACCGGGACCGGGACATTCAGCGAGCGCATGGACGAGCTGCGCGCCATGACAGGCAGCCGCGAGGGGCACCTCACCGGCAGCGTGGTGGTCGACCAGGTCTACGCCCACTACCAGCACGAGCGGCTGGATCTGCACCACCCTCGCGGCGGTCAGGCGCGCTACCTGAGCGGGCCTCTGTTCGAGCACTTCCATGACTACCTGGCTGACTACGCCAGGGACGTGCTGCGCGACGGCGGCCACGAGGCCATGAAGCGCTCCATGGAGAACCTCTCAGACGAGGTCGAGATCACCGCGCCGCGCGAGTGGGGGGATCTGCTGAAGTCCGGCCACCCGATCGTGGAGCTGGGCGGGCGCACGATCTACGACCGGCCGCCGAAGGCTGCCCGGCTGACCAAGGGAGAGCTGCGGCTCAAGAGCCAGGCGCTGTTCCGGCTGCGGCTGGCTGCCGGGCTGACGGTCTACTTCATGCGCAACGGCAAGATCATGGTCATCCCCGGCAAGAATGAGCCGCACGAGAAGCGGGGGCGGCTGTGACCACGCCCGTATCGCAGACACAGGTGATCATCGACTGGATTACCGGCCTTGGCTGGGACGTGCGCCAGGAGCTGGGCTTCCCGCTGTTCCCCGGCCCCGAGATCCTCGATAAGCCAGACCAGGCAGTGTTCATCACCGGAGGCGGCGGCCCCGGATACCTCACCGATGAGGCCTCAACCGACGCCAGCCAGTTCCAGGTGAGACTTCGCGGGCCGGCTGATGACCCATTCGCGGCCGAGCTGGCCGCACAGCTCCTGGACGACACGATCCGGAAAGCACCATTCCCGGTGTCAATTAGCGGGGCTCTCATCAATAATGTGTACCGGATGGGTAACGGGCCTACTCCGCTGCCACTCGACCCGTCAGACCGCAGGTTCGAGTTCACCACGAACTACATAATCGTCACTGGAGTGTGAGCTGAATGGCTACTGGGCCGCGGTCGACTATCCTGCCGATCCCGATGAACAGCTTCCCGAACCTGCAGGCGAGTTCGGTCTTCCCTGTGTCGGGCAATGGTTTCGACACCGGCAGCCCTGGCGGCACGTTCACCGCCTGGACCGTCGCGAGCACGCTTGGCGTGCAGATCCCGAACAACGGCCAGGTGATCCTCTGGTACGTGAACGGGGCCACAGCCGCCGTGCCCTACCAGGTGCTGATCGGGGACGTGATCGGCAACACGGGTGCCGTAGCGCCAGCCACGCAGATCGCGGGCACGATCGCGGCCAGCTCAAGCGGCTGGCTGGGGCCATGGTCTCCGGCCACGTACAACCAGCAGGCACCCACGCTGGTCACCTACGCGGGCGCGACCAACACCCAGGCGCTGACCGCCGCGGCCCAGGGCTGCGTGGTGGTCGACTTCACCGTCCCGACCATCACATTTGCGGTCAGGGCGTACACGCTCATCCCCGTGAGCCCGTGAGAGGATCAGCTCGATGACCCCTGGAACCGACCCCGCTGGCACCGTCGAGGCGACCGCTACGGTCACCCCTCCGCCAGCCGCCCAGCCAGCGCCCGCGGCTCCTTCCGGCGCGCTGTCCGCGGCCGAGGAGATGCAGCTCGCCAGCCTTCAGGCCCGGCGTCTGGCGACGGCCGAGGGGAACGATGTGGTGCGGCTCAAGGTCGAGCCTCCGCACTCAGCGATGACCTCCGGTGGATTCACCATCGGCACAGAGTTCACCAGCGTCCCGGCCAGGTTCGCTGCTGCTATCTATGAGGCAGCGGCAGCGGCTGGCGTGACCCTCACCCAGGAGGAGTAAGTAAATGGCCGGACCCCCGCTGGTCTATGCACCGCCCAGCTACAACACCCAGAACGTCCTGTTCGGCATCGGCATCCTGTTCACCGCGGCGGTCGGCACTGCTGTGCCATCAGACCAGAACCTCGGTGTCGGCTCTGCCTGGACCGGGCTGGGCTGGGCCTACGTCGGGGCCACGGAGGCTGGCGTCACCGTCACCTTCAACCCGACCGTCCAGAACATCACGATCGAGGAGCAGCCGACCCCCGTGGGCGTGGCGGTCAGCACCGCTGACCTGCAGGTGGTCACCTCGATGTCTGAGGAGACGCTGACCAACGTCAACGTCGCCTGGGGCAACGGCGGCACCGTCGCGGTCACCCCGCCTGGCGCTGGCCAGCCCGGCAAGTCGGTGCTGACCCTCTCGACCACCTTCCAGAACATGGCCTGCGCGGTCGTCGGCAAGAACCAGCTCGGCTTCGCGCGGGTCCTGTCCATCCCCACCGTGGTCTCTGCCGGACAGGTGCAGACGGCTTACCGGCGCGCGGCGCAGCAGCGGCTGTACCCGCTGACGCTGACTGCCATCTGCCCGTTCAACCAGATCACCTGGACGGACCTGACCGCTATCGCCACCAGCTAGGAGCAGCTCGTGCCCAAGTTTGATGCCGGGGCCGTAGTCGAGACCCTTGAGTACACGTTCATGCCGTTCGCCAAGGTCATGGGCGAGATCCCCGAGCCCAGTGACGTGACGATCGGTGAGTTCCTGGCTGACATCAAGAAGGTCATGGAGGCCGCGCAGGAAGCGGCTGGCCTGTCTGAGGTTGACCAGGACGACGCGCAGCAGGTGCTCGACGCGCTCAACAACCTCGACCCCGGCGTGTTCGTGGACGTCATGGCGCAGATGGCCGAGATCTACGCCAAGCTGTGCTCGAATCGCCCGAGCAAGTCAGACCTGCTGCTGGTCCCGATGCGAGCGCGGATGCGTTTCTACGCATGGCTCCAGCAGGAGGTCGTTAACCCGGAAGCCGCACCCGCCGCTGGGAACGCTCAGGTGATCGACCTGAAGCGCGCAGCCGGCGGGTAATCCTCTACATCGTCCGGCGGTACCTGTACTTCGATGAGGCGGCCTGGGACGCGCTGAGCTGGGCTACTCAGC